TTACTTTCATTATATTGTTTAGATATTTCAGGTGTAGATAGAGCGCAAGAATATGATAAATTTAATTCTTTTGCTTTCATTTTTACATAGTCAATCCAACTATTAGGCATATTATATTAAATTATATAATATTTATTTGGTGAAAATTTTTTTATTTGGTAAAAACTGGAAAATCTTGCCCGATGGTAATTTAGATGGTAATTTTTATTTTTTTCATTTACTATTCTTTTTATATATCTTCTTTCTTCAGAAGAAAAGAAATATAATATAATAATAGTAAAATTATAATATGGAATTTTGGAAAAACTTGCCCATAAAAAACCTTATATATCAATATTTGGGGTAAAAACAGGCCCTATAAGGTTTTTTATGGGCAAGTTTTTCCAAAATTCCATATTATAATTTTACTAAATAATATATTTAAAAAAGTAAAAATATAATTAAAAAACTATTTAAAAAAATATCTCCTTATTATTATATGTCTGAAATTGAAATTAAAAATAAATGTACAGAGGCTCAAAAACTGGCCTCAAGAAATTATTATCAAAAAAATAAAGAACAGTGCCGTCAAAAAGTTTTATCTTATATGAAAGATAAATATAAAAACGATGAAGAATATAGAACAAAAACTTTAGAAAGAGCAAATGAAAGATATAGATTAAAAAAATTAGAACAGCAAGAATTTGATGAAAAAATGAAAATTCTTAATGATGTAAAAACATCTAATGAAAATACATTAAAAAGTAAAGAAATATCTGATTACGTTGATAAATTATATTTCCAAATGTTTTTATTACATTTACAAAAAAATAAAAAAGTTTAGTTTAATTTTTTTTTAAATATATAATTAAAAAAAGTATTTAAAAAAAAATATATAATAAAAAAAAATTCTACTTAAAAAAAAGTTTTATAATACTATTATATATGAATACTTTAAAAAAATTAAATTATAATCAAATTATTTTCGACTTTAAATTAACCAGATACGACACAGGGAAAGCATCTATTGATGAACCACCAATGACATCAAAAAAATATGATTTTTTACCCGTTGAATGGGAAGCATTAGAAAAATCAAATATACGAAATACTATAATAAAAGACGATAAAAAAATAAAATTAAATGGCTATGCATTATTAACAGGAGTTAAAACAGGTTTAACAGTAATAGATTTTGATATAGAATGTGTTTATAATAAATTTATTTTACAGTATCCAGAATTTAAAAATTGTTTACGGGTTAAAACTTTTAAAGGCTATCATTGCTATTTTAAATATAACCCATTAATAAAATCAGGAAGCAATATTTTAAAAAATGTTGATATAATTGGTGTAGATGTTAGAAATGATAATGCATTTATTACTATTCCACCTACAAAATATATTGATAATGATAGAGAATATTTAAATACTAAATACGAAGAAATAGAAGGAGAAGTTAAAGATTTTTCAGAAGAATTTTTAAAACTTTATCAAACAGCAAAAAAAAAACCAAGTAAAAAAATAAATAAAATAGTAGAAGAAGAAACAGAAGAAATAGATAATGAAGAACTTTATAAAGATGTTGATTTAATATGTTCAAAACTTGATGAAGATAGATATGATAATTATTCAGAGTGGATTGAATGGGCTTTATTATTAAAAAACTTAGATTTAGATGAAGATCAACAAGAAGAATTATTTATTAAATATTCATCATTATCAAATAAATTTAATGAAGATAAAGATTTAGAAATGTTTAGAAAAATAGATAAAAAACCTGATGGACTAACTTTTAAAACTTTGTGTTATTGGTTCAAAGAAGATGATAGTGAAGAATTTAAAAAATGGCAAATATCCAAAATTACACAAAAAAATAATGACAATTTAAATTTTTTTCATTATCCAATTGCAAGAGATTTTACAAGTGGTGAAATATCAGACTATTTTAAAGTAATGTATGGTGATATTTTTGTTTATAGTAATAGTAATTTATATTATTATAATGGTATTTTTTGGGAAATTGACAATTTAAATAATTCATATTTATCTAATTTTATTGATGATAATTTTTATAATCATTTTCTTGATATCCACAAAGAAAATCAAAATAAATTACATAAATTTACAATGAAAAATAAAAACGATGAAAAAATTAAAAAACTAGATGATATATTAGATGATTATTATAAAAAAATTAGAAGTAATTTTAAAAAAATCACTTTTAGAAAATCATTAATTGAAGATATTAAAAATAAACTAAATAGAAATAATCAACAATTTGATCAAAACCCTAATTTATTTTGTTTTAAAAACAAATTATATGATTTAAAAAATAGAAAATTTATAGATCCTAAACCATCTTATTATATTACTATGACAGCCGGTTATAATTATAATGATGATGAGAAACTAAAAAGCCTTAATATTGCAGAACTAAAAAAGATTATAGATACAATATTTAATGAAGATTTAAAAAAGTCTTATTTAAGTGTTTTATCTAGTGGGTTGATTGGAGAACAAGTTCAAAAATTTATAGTCGCTTCTGGATGTGGTGGCAACGGGAAAAGTCTGATTAACAAAATTTTTATGGAAACCATCGGACAATATGGATATAAATTAAGCCCGCAAATATTGCAGCAAAAACTTAAAATCGCCGCTTGTCCTGAGCTTGCAAATTTAAATTTAAAAAGATTTATATTAACTAGTGAACCGGATGCAGAAGGAGAAATTAAATGTAGTGTTTTAAAACAATTAACCGGCGATGATGAAATAAACGCCCGAGCGTTATATTCTGATCAAACTAAAACGGGTATATTCTCAACTTTAGTGATGGAAACGAACGATAGACCCCGCCTTGATGAGGTTAACCAATCAATTTTACGTAGAATTTTTAATGTTCCTTTTAATTCTAAATTTGTTGACGAATACACATATAATAATTATACAGAACAAGAAAGAAAAGAAAATAAAATATATTTAGGTAATTCAGATTACGAAAAAAGAGAATTTAAAAATAAATATAAGCAGGCATTATTTGATTTATTAGTTAATGAACATTTAGAAGATTATAATAAAAATGGTTTGTATAAATGTAAAGAAGTTATTAATGAGTCTAATAAATATTTATCTGATTCTGATATAGTTTTAAATTTTGTTAATGAAAATTATGAAGAAACAAATGATAAGAAAAAGTTTATTAAATGTGTTGAATTATGGGATAAATTCAAAACATCTGATGAATATTTAAAAATGAATAAAGTATCACAAAGAAAACTAAATAAAACAGAATTTATTAAAAGATTAGAAACTAATTTATTTATTGGGAAATTTATAAAAATTAAAGATAAAGTTCTTGTTTTATACGGTTATATTAAAAAGGAAGAAGAAGATGAAGAAGATGATGATAATACAAAATCAGCCTTAGATATTTAAATATTAATAATTTCAGTTAATCCTTTTCTAAATCGTTTATCAGGATCTTCTTCTAAATCAATTAATAATGGACTAAATTTTTCAGATGTTGCATATTTATAAATTTCTAATAGTTCATCTTTAGTTATTCCTAAACCGAACTCACTTAAAATTAAATTAACTTCTCTATTACCGCTTAATTTTAATAAAATCATATAACTGCAATTATTTCTAATAATTTTAGGTATCTTAAAATAAGACTGAGAAATGAAGATGACTGAACAATTTAATTTACGAGCCCTTATATAATAATTTTCAACATTAGATAAATCTTTACTTAATACTAAATCATCCCAAACAACTAAATGATTCTCTTCTTTATCAAAATCATCTAATTTAGGGGTGTTAGTTAATCCTTCTTTTATTATAATAGATGGACATTTAGATGTAATCCATTTATAAAGTGGTTCATCAGCATTTCTAGTTATTATATGAATAGTTTGGAATGTTCCTTTTTCTCCACAAGAAAATAGATGTATTAAATTAATTAAAAAATTTGTTTTACCACTTCCTGATGGTGCTACAATACACATTCTAAAAGGTAGTTTTAATTTATGTAAATTATAATTTGGGTTATTAACTTTATTTAATAAATGAGTTGGTATTTTTTCGTACATATTAATAATCTCAGCATTATTTTTTTTAGGCATTATATAATTAAGATATAAAATAATTTTAATAAAAATTATTTTAATTTAATTAAAAATTTATTTATAAGTTACTATAATAATGACATCTTATGAACCCCCAACAGAGGATCTGGCAATTTTTGATCCTTCAGTCTTTTCAATTAATGACGAACCATTAACTTATGCACAAGCAGTTAAGAAATTTTTAAAATATCCAATTGCTCAAGGAACTGAAACAATTGAATCACTCAATACAGGTGGTGTTTTAGAAATTAGAAGTAATGGAACAACAGGAGTTAAAATATTAAACAATCAAACTGGATCAGCAGCACAACCACCAATAACTGGAAGAACTGATTTTTTTAATGAAAATACATCAGGTGTAGAAGTAAATAGTGCTATGATTGATTATAGTGGTATTCACACTGGAACACTAAATACACTTGATTCTGTAAGTGGCGCTTTAAATATTTGTCCTAATATTGCAAGAGCAGCACCAATTAATATAGCAACGGGAACAAATGCTACGAGTGGTTGTATTGTAAATATAGGAAATGGAAACTTTAGTCAATCAATAATTAGAATGGGAAAAAATAATTTATTTGACTTAGACAGCACCAATGGAGCATTATCTTTAAGTAATATAGGCTTAAACAGTGGAGCAATTAATATTGGAAGTGGAACTAATTCTCAAGGGACAATATCTATAGGTAATGGTGATACTACAGGTAGTTCAGCAGAGAAAAGAAATATTAGTATAGGAGCAGGGTTAATGAATGGAAGTCCCGCTCAAACAAGAACAATTACTATAGGTCCTCAATCAGTATCAGGCGCTCATACAGGTATTGTAAATATAGGAAAAGGTCCTGCTATAGCAGTTTCTAGCACCGCTGCCGCTACTTCTAATACTGCTATAACTGGTGGTCAAGTAGACTTAATAGGAACTATAAGATTAAATGCTACTGGGTCATTAACAAATACAATTACAATGTCTTCTCAAGGAAGTGCTACTGGTTTTATTGAAATGGCAAATGGTAATAGTTCTTCTCAAGCATTTACTATTGGTGGTGGAAATCCATATACTGGGACATTATCACTAGCAAGTGGTGGATCATTTGGTGGTGTATTAAATTTGGGAAATGCTAATGCTGGAGCAGGAACTATAAATTTGGGGGCAAATGGTGGAACCGGATTAATTCAAATTGGTTCAACAGGACGAGCAATAGATTTTAGAGGAACAACTGTTTCTATGTTTCCTACAACATTTCAAGTGACAGGAACAAATTTTTCAGTAGGTTCAGGAACTACAACTCTATTTAATGGTGGAGGAGTTACAATTGGAAACAGTGCCCAAGCAACAAGTTTATTAACAATTGCCCAAAATACCGCTGGTTTAGTAGCGGGAAATTTAGGTTTTACTACAAACATTGGTCCTACTGTTTTCACTTTTGTTACAAAATCAAGTAGTGCTTTTGTCCAAGCAACTACAATATCAGCACCGGCATATCAAGTATCATTAATAAGTATAACTTGTAATTTTACTTCTGTTGAAAGTGTTAATATATTTAGATATGGTGCTTCTTTATCAGCAACTACCGCAAGTTCAACAGAAGTTAGAGCAGGTTTTTCATTTTATGAGGAAGCAGATATAACACCAACAACTGCTAATACTTTTAGTACTATTTCATTATCAGGAGTATATACAAATACTACTGCTTCTGCTGTCACCTTATATTTAAACACTGCTTTACAGCAAACTTGGGTAACAACTGCACCAACTTTAACTTATAGTATTTCCATTACAAAAATTGCTTAAATTAAAAAATAATCTATACTTAATTATATAATGCCTGTTATAGTAAATCAAACACTATATAATCAAGTTAAAGATGATGCAGATAAACTATATAAAAAACCTAGTGCTTATAAATCAGGTTGGATTGTTAAGACTTATAAAGAACGAGGTGGAACTTATGAAGATGATAATCAACCTAAAAATTTAGAACGTTGGTTTAAAGAAAAATGGGGAGACATTGGAGGAAAAGATTATCCAGTTTATAGACCTACAAAAAGAATTACAAAAGATACACCTTTAACCGTTGATGAAATAGATCCTAAACAAGCTAAAAAACAAATAGCATTAAAACAAATTATTAAAGGAGAATCAAATCTACCCCCTTTTTATAGTAAAGATAAAGAAATTTTAAAGTGGTCTAATCCATCTGAAGTTTTAAAAAAGAAAAATAAATATTTAGGAGAAGACATTCCATTATATTTATCATCAAGAAAAGATAAAAAATATATGGTTCTAAATCCAACTACTAATAAATTTGTTCATTTTGGTCAAATGGGTTATCAAGACTTTACGAAATCTAATAATTTAATTAAAAGGGACAATTATTTAAAACGTAGTAGAAATATTAAAGGCGATTGGAAAAATAATATTTATTCTCCAAATAATTTATCAATTAATATTTTATGGTAAAGAATAAAATAAATATTTATATAATTTTATCTAATTATAATTATATGAATAAATGGGTTGAACATATTAAAGAATGGGCTAAAAAAAATAATACCACTTATGGTTGCGCCTTAACTAATATAAAATGTAAAGAAGATTATTATAAAAACAAAGGGATAGATAAAAAGGCAACAATAAAAGAAACAAAACTAGAAAAAGAGAATGATTATATTTTAGGTTCTATTAAAAAGAAAAAAAAAAGTACAATTATATAATATTTTTTATCTAAATATATATATGATGTTTAGTGAACAAAATCAAGAGATTTTAAATGAAGTATTTTATAATGTAGGCTCTCAAGTAAAAAAACAAAATAAAGTATTAGGTTGTATTTTAGGATGTTTTTTTATTGCATCAGTTGTATTATTTTGTATCTATATTATATGAATGATTGGACTGATGATATAGAATTAGTATTAGAAAATATTAGATTAAATTGTGTTCTATTATCTAATGAACATAAAATACAATATATTAATTTAAAAGAAAATTTAAAATATTTTAGATTACCCATAATAATTATATCAGGAATTAATAGTATTTTTTCAGTTGGATTACAAGCCTTTATAAATCAACAAGTTATAAGTATTATAAATTGTCTGCTGGCTTTAGGTTGTAGTATAATAGGTAGTATTGAGTTATATTTAGGAATTCAAAAAGAAATGGAAAATGCATTAATAAGTCAAAAAGAATTTTATTTAATTTCTGTAGATATTTTTAAAGTACTTTCTTTAAATAAGGAACATAGACCAATACCATCTAAAGAATATTTAGATAAAATATTTAGTGATTATACTAAATTAATTGAAAAATCTAATACAATTACTAAAAAATTAGAAGATAAACTAATGCCTATAACTGCAAATATATCAAAGAAAGAAATAATATAAATTAAAATATTAAAAAAATTTATATAATAATAATTATCTAATGTTATTATATAAATGGAAAAAAAAGGAAGATCAAAATCACATCCTAATATTTCAGGGGCAGGAATTGAAAGCACATTTAAAAAATTAGGAAGAACTATTAAAAATAAATTTGAAAATATTGGAGAATTTAGTAAAAAAGTTGTTTCTGGTAGAAATGATTATCCACCAAAAGTAAGAAATATTTTAGAGAAAGTAGGAGATCAAAAAATTAAAAGTATTACAATTAAACGAACACCCGTCAACGCTGTATTAACAGGAACTTTAAGTTTATTTTCAATTGGTAAATTTGGTAAACGAATGCAGAGAGAATTTGACGAATTATTTCATTTATTTATTGAATTAACTTTACAAAATAATAAAAAAGTATCATTAGAAAAGAATGAAGTAATAAATATGGATATCAACCCTAAACAACGACCAAATACTGAATCTGAAACAGTTAATACATCAATTCCTGATCTTACATTAAATGAAATGTTAGATAATACTGAAAAATTAATGGGACCTAAATTTTTTACTTATAATTTAACTAACAATAATTGTCAAGATTTTATTTTATCTTTTTTCAAAGCTAATAATATTGGATCTCCTAATGATTTATCATTTATAAAACAAGATACAAAGAATTTATTCAATGACTTACCTATTTTAAGAAAGTTTGCAAATACATTAACTGATATTGGGGCTAGAGCTGATGTTTTAACAACGGGAGCAGGACTTGAAGATTATGAAAAATCTAAAGAAGTAATGGATGCAATTGAAAAAGTTAAAGGTGGTAAATTAGGAGATTCAGATTATATAGTTCAATCAGTTGTTTTTGATTCAGATAAATATACAGTAGAAGAAGCCAAAAAATGGTTAAAAGAAAATAATTATAAATCACCAAAAGTTGACAGAGAAGCAAATACAATAAGATTTAGACAAGTTAATAATAAATTGAGCGAAAAGAGAAAATATACAAATTATAAAACTAAACCACTTGGAGATTCTAAAATATATTTAGTACTTGCATATAAAGAAGAAGAAATGAAAGGCGGTAAAATTGAAGTTCATCATTTTCATCATATGGTTAATAATAATAGTTGTGGTTGTGAAAGTGATGATGATTCAGATCCAGATGTAGAACCAGTTATGAAAGGCGGTAAAATTATTTATGATAGTGAAAGTAATAGTGATTCAGATCCAGATATTATAGGTGGAAGAGTTAAAAGAACTAAAAAATTTGTAAAAGGATCTCAAGAAGCTAAAGATCATATGGCCAGAATACGGGCTATGAAGAAAAAATAAGTTTAAAGTAATACTTTTAAATGATTATTAATATTAATAATCATTTAATAGCTATTTTATAAAGATATCTATTAATTAAATCGATTTAATTAATAACTAGATATAATTAATTGACATTATCTACATATTAATATTAACTATTAAATAATAAACTAGTAATTATATAAATATCTAATATTATCATTAGTACTTTCAGGGTCTATTTCTATTTTATTATTAAACAACGCACAATTAAATTCAAAAGAATGTATTGACACTTTAAGATAATAAACTTTAACATAAGGTAAATCAAAATACTGATGAGTTTCAGCTGCACTAATAAAATACAACTCCTCTTTTTTTTGATTATTAGATTTATTAATAACAACCTTATAAATATATTCCATTATTAATATTAACTAGATAATTAATTAATTTATATCAATTAATAAATTTATTGGGATTTCATAATGCATTGTAGGGGGATCATATTTACCCTTTCTAAAAATTTTAATTAATTTTTGAGTAAAAGTATTAAATGTTTTTTCGTCATATTCAATATAACAACATTTATCAGTAAAATTAAAAACAATTATTAAACCATTTTCAATTGTTTTTTTTGTAAATTTATGAACCGGAATTATTGTTGTAGGATATTTATTTTTACTATTTGTTCTACTTTTCACTTCATACTTTCTTTTTTGTGTTGTTCCTTCATAATCAAATTTACAATATTCATTATATAGTTCTTTTGTGTTTATTATATCATCTTCATCTATAAATCTTTTCTTTAATAGTTGTCTTACTTCTTCTTCTTTTGATAATCCAAATTCCAAGTCATTTTTAAATGATCTTTCCATTAATATAATTTAGATATTAATTTAATTGAAAAATAATTATAATATTAATTTTCATATTATCAAATAAATATTAATATTAAATTAAAATAATTTAAAATAATTATTTTCTTAATAATTAATATATGGAAACTGTGAAAAAATATGTAGAATCAAAAAAACCAAATTTATCAAAATCAAGTATTACTACTTACTCATCAATTTTAAAAAATTTATATCAAAGAGTTTTCGGTGATGGCGAAATTGATATGACGAAATTTAATGAACCTGAAAAAGTTTTAAAATTTTTAGAAGATATACCAGCTAACAAAAGAAAGACCATTTTAAGTTCTCTAGTTATCATCACTGATAAGAAAGCTTATAGAGATTTAATGTTAGAAGATGTTAAAGAATATAATAAAGACATCAACAAACAAGAAAAAACTGAATCACAAAAGGAAAATTGGGTAGAAACAAATCAAGTTCAAGACATATTAGAAAAACTTAAAACCAATGCTGAACTAATTTATAAAAAAAAGAATTTATCAAATGCTGACTTACAAGAAATACAAGCGTATATTATTATGTGTCTTTTAGGTGGTGTATCGGGAATAGCGCCCAGGCGATCAAAAGATTTTGTAGATTTTAAAATTAAAAATATAGACAAAGAAAAAGATAATTTTTTAGATAAGAATAAAATGTATTTTAATAGTTATAAAACTAGTTCAACTTATGGTCAACAAGTTGTAGATATTCCTATCCAATTGAAAAATATTTTAATTAAATGGATTAAAATCAACCCTACAGAATATCTACTTTTTGACTCTAATTTAAATAAGCTTAGTTCAGTGAAGCTTAACCAACGGCTCAATAAATTGTTTAATAAAAAATGTTCAGTTAATCAGCTTCGTCATACATATCTTACCAATAAGTTTTCACATACAATAAAAGAGAAAGAAGAAATTAAAGATACAATGCAAGATATGGGAAGCAGCTCTAATATGTTACAAACTTATGTTAAAAAATAATACTATTTTTTTTATAATTTTATTAAAAATCATAAAAAAACTATTAAATTAAATATTTTTAAAATCAACCCTATTATCATTATTAGTATCATTATAAATATTTTCAGGATCAGATATAACTTCAATTTCTTTTCTCAAACTTTTATCTTTTGGTTGGAAGAACATCTTAAGCATATATTCATTTTTTTTAAAATCTATTGATTTATTTAAATCGTCAAAAAATTCTAAAAAGTTTTCAGTATCGTCATATAAATTTTTAGTTCTACCTACAAAATTATTAATAAAATGTAAATAAGCCATACAATACCAGCCACAAGCATTTGACATCAAACTCTGAATATCCTTAGTGTTATACGGGAGATGAGATTTACCAACGGTTCTTTTATAACAATCAATTATATCAGTAGGTGGGGGTGATCCAAATGCATCAAAATACATTGACTCAATTTTGCCATTTGGATACTTATTAATTTGTAAACAAACCCAGTGTGAGCCAGATTGTAATTTGCCGCCTTCATCATATTCATCTTCTAAATTGATGACATAAGATTTATTAAATTTAAATTTATCAGGGCAATCATCTTTAAATATAATATTTTCTAAAGGGATATTCATTTTAACTGCAAGTTCTTCTATTTGATTATTACTGAGCATAATTTTTCTATATAATTAATTTAGAAATTAATAATATAAAAAAATTTAAATATTTTATTAAACATATAATCCAGCCCCTTTAGAGAATTTTTGATAACTTGGGGGCATAGTAACAGAAAATTGAAAATTAGTACTATATGGTTGAGATTGCATTGCAGGTGGAAGTTTATTTAAAAAACCACCATTTAATCCAACTAAACCACCAGTCATTCTTCTACCTCTTCCACTAGGAGCTGCATATAAACCAGCGCCCATAGTTGCTTCAGCCTCAGCTTCAGCAGTTGGTTTATCCTTCATAAAATCTTTAGCTTGTCTTTTGGCTTCTTGCATTGCTCTAGCAGTTGCAGCTTTTCTTAATTCAGCAGCATTTAAATCAGTCATATTAGTTCCTAATTCCTTATTTGCAACAGTTAAAGCAGTATCTTTACCAGCTTTAGCAGCGATCCTTCTACCTTGTTTACCTTGATATTTAGATGGATTAGCAATATAATCAGTGCCTAAAGTAGTTGCAGTTGCAGCAGCAGGCACAATATAAGGAGATAATTCAGGGGCAGCAGCAATTGCAGCAGCACTTGCAGCACCAATTGCACTTGCTAGACCGGCTTGAGCAAGTGGACGTCCAGATTCTACTAATTTATATAAAATTTTCTTATTTGCTTTACCTATTTTTCTTTCAACAAATCTATCGAATTTTTTACCGAATATTCCTTTACCTTCCATTTCAGGGGCGGCTTCTTTATTGTCTTTAATTTCTTCAGGAGATAAAGATATTTCAGAGCCTTTTAAGTTTTTAAAGGATCTAGTAATTAAACTATAATTTTGAGGATGAACGATTAACATTACACCTTCACCTTGCATTGGTGGCTTTACTCTTACTCTATGTCCATTACGTAATTTTGACATTTGTTTGTCAGAAATTTTAACCATTACAGGTTGAACCATTGTATATAAATAGATTAGGAAAAAAATGTTTCTAAATCATTATTTAATAACTTATTTTATTAAAAAGTATTTTTATATTTTTTAATAATTAAATTGTATTTATTGTTTAGACTTTTGCACCAGTTAAAATATCTACTTGGATACTTTGGCCGTATTCAATGAAACAAACTAAAGTAATAGGAAAAGCTGATGTGTTTTGACCAATAATTTGAACTGATTTAGGCACTGATTGTTCTACATCAAGCATTCGTCCAACATTAACGTAATGATAGCAATATTCCATCTCAAAGGCTTGAGAATTAATTAAACCAGATGTTAAACCATCAGTTAAACCACCATTAACAGCATTACAACCATATAATTGGTTGTTAAACTCTTCGAAAATGTATCTTTGGGTGTTGTAGATGGCATTTTGACCAGAAACCACAACGTTGAAATTTGTTAGATGGCATAGCGGCGAGGTACACCCAGTACCAGCAGGATCATATGGACTTTGCCAGACAGGTAATAAACCGACACCAGATGTAGCAGTTGGGATGATGGAAGTATAGAATGGAAGGCATAATACAGATTTTACTGATGCAATACCATTGGTTAATAAATTATTAATATTACCTCCTGCATTAATTCTTTCTATGTTGTATTGGTAAACATCAGTATATTCAATAGTTTTTAAAGGATTTGAAAGGTAGGCTTGTTCAAAAATTGGATTGAAGGCATATGCAGGCGTATAAAGGAAGACGTTGTTACCTACATTACCACTAGCTACAGTTGCAATGGATCTTTGGGCTTGATTTAAACAAGTTGCACCAACTGATAAAGAAGCGGTATAATTACCAGCAACTAAACCGTCGTCACCTCCATTATTAGCAAGAGCGCTAGCAATCATCAAGGGTTGAACGCCTCCAACAGGAATAGTTGATGAAGTTAATGTTAATGCACCAGAACTACCAGCAGCAGAAAAAGTAACAGAACTATTATTTAAATTTAAAGTCAATTTAAGGTAAGCACCTTTTAATAAAGGGATATTTTGGAAAAAACTATGTAAATGTTTTAAATAAATTGTGGCTCTTATAGACATTTGAAAACATCCAATTACACCAGTAGCACCATTTACTTTAGTTGAAATATAACTTTTCCAGAGATTAGAAGCATTAGTGGCAGTTAATAAAGTAGCAAAAGTAGAACCACTGCCAGGGATTCCTTCAGGATCATAATTAACATACGTTTGACGATTTAAGAGCCCTTCATTACCATTTCCTGATTTATAGTTGTTAAAGGCACCATTTACAACGGTAGCAAGACCCCCACCAGAAGATACAGAGTTAGTATTATTACAAACACCAAGACCAGATGCAGCGGCGGTTGCTTGATAACTAAATGTTAGTGGATCATCCGGGTAGAACCCAATTGTTGAACCTTGAGTGATTACATCGTTCCAACTAAGAGAAGTCATTAATTTAAAGCTATTCCACATATTAATAAATGGAGTTTGTTGAACAATAGTTGTATTATTGTATTCTACTTGGAACGAGTGAACAATAGAGCCAAACCAATTTTTCAATCCTACAGCGTAGTCTACAGCAGTAGCTGCAGTAGCGGGGGCAAAGCCGGAAACATCGCAAGTTAAAGTAACTAGCATCGGAACGCTAAGGAATGATTCCCGGAAACTTAAAAATTTGTTGCTATTACTAAGCTGTGATGTATCCACAACTGATTGATTCGACCCATAATTTCCATTTTGGTTATCTAGGATGGATAACCAGCTCTTTTGAATAAATACGTTGGGAGAGCCTTCTAATTCTTGTGATAAATCAAATACTAATTTGTCAGACATTTATATATTAGAACTAGATAAAAAAAATTGAATTGAATTAAATTATATATTTTATTTTTACTAAATTAAAATAAAATATATTTTTTAAAAAAAACTAAATTTACAAACTAAACTTAATATTTTTAGATTTGGTTATTTTGGGTTTTATCATTAAATTTTCCATTTTTCCTCTAATTTGATCTAAACCAGATAAGCCAGCGCCAGTAGATTTTGGATATCTAGCATTAGTAGTTGCCATATAATCATCAACTGAAGAATAAGAACTTTGACCGCCAGTTCCACCATCTAATAGAACAGCCCCAATACCTCTACCTTTCATTCTTGCTCCAGTCATTACAGAACTATTATTTTTACCAGGAATACAAATTTTCATATATAGTAACTTATATATTTTTTTTTCTTAAATTTTTTAATTTTAATATATTTAATTCTATAGTATGAATTATATTAATTTCCTTAATTTTTGAGTTGTCATTATTTGTTTTTAATTCATTCATTATCTTTTGTTGTTCTCTTGTAAAATCATCATAAATTTTATCTAAATATTGTTCATTTATCATATAATTAATTAGATATTTATTTATTGGATATTTCATTTCCTTCTTTTATTACAAAAATAAAAGACATTGAAGGATCATTTATTTTAATTGGATTTAGATCAGTTCCCAGCAGTTGTACAGTTAATTGATTATAAGTTCCAGGTATTAAACGTTGCCATATATACTCGGCTACCTTTTCATTTATTACATCACCAATTGCAACACTTGGTACAATAGTGTAACAGGTTCCCGTTGGTTGAGCATACTGATTATCTATATTAGAAAGTGTAATAATAAGACTTGAATTTGGTTGAACATTTGGGCTAGTAGTTGAAATATAACTAAGAGTTCCATTTGCTAGTTTAGAAACATAAGGAGAAACAGGAGGAACAAAAGCATTATTAATATTTAAATTAGTTGTAAAATTTACAATATAACCTAATATTTCATTTACATTAGCAGGTAGAATAATTGAAGGATTAAAAGTTTGTGGAGGAAATGGCACAGCAGCGGGATTAGTCCAGCCAGTAGGTAGAGCAGTTGGAAATGAAAATGTATTAATTTGAACTGCGTATCTTGATGGATTTACTAATAATTCAGCATAATAAACATTAGCGCCTCCAGAATCCACTAAATAATGACCATTAGCAATAAAACTAAATTGTAATAGTTGATTTAATGTTGCTACTTCATACAAGCCGTCAGGGATAGTAATTGTATATGTTGTAGATACTCCGGCGCCGTTTCTCCAAACATATTGAATAATATTATTTTGATATTCACTTGTGATGTTAAACCAGCTATAATATAATTGCGCTTGGGCTAGTGAAATATAACTATCTTTAAACTGAACAGAATTAGGGAATCTATAAACCAATTTATTATTTTGACCATCTTGGACAATATTTAAGGAATTAACAATTAAAGTTCTCATTTATATAATTTATGTAGAAATTAATTTATTTTAAATTATAAATTTTTTGTTTAATATTAATTTTTTTAGGTTTAATATTTAAATCATAAGGTACTTGAGAAGCACCAAAAAAAAAAGGGGTTTGATTGCTTTTAGTTTGTACTCTTAATCCAGGATTAACAACAACGGGATAATATCCACTATTCATATATTAGTTATGAGAAATTAATTTTTAATGTCCTAATGTTGCAAGATCCATTAATAATTCATTTACTTGAACTTTTGGAATTAGATCTTTTTTTGATAATTTTAATATTATTATTTTAAAATTCTTTACTAGATCTTTATTATCATTTCCAGCTAGTATTTGACCTTTCATTATTTCAAATTGGTTGATATCTTTTTCATCATCAGTTTTATTTGGTGTTGGAATAGTAATTTTATCATCTATCCTTGTTTCTTTTACTACTTTATTTAAAAAAATTCTTTCTTCGTCATTTAATTCATTTAACTCATTATAATTTGGAACTCCTCCACCTATTATTTTTCTAATTATATTAGCTGAATTTTTACTAACTCTTTGTGATGGTAAACCATTGATAATAGAACCGGCGGGCCTTTTAATTGCTATAATATCTTTATCTAATTGTCTTTTATTAATTAAATATCTACCAATAGGGATAAATTTCGGTCCTACTTTAACTGCTTTTGTGTAATCTATATCAGAATCAAAAACTTGACTTGTTCTAATTCTTCTTTGTAAACCTCGTCCATAAAATTGTACTAATTCGGGGTTATCTTCTCCAAACATTCTAATTCTTAAATCAGTATTAAGTACTTCTACTAATTTTAATAATTGATTTTTTTTCGCGCCTTTATAATTAGATGTTCCTATTATTTGTTCTGAATAATTACCAATATTATCTTTACTACCATTTAAAATTTCATACATTTCAATATAATATTTTATTAACGTTTCTCTTGTTTTTAATTCTTTATCAATTGATTTATAACTAGATGCAATAAATTGTGCTTCTGCTGTTTGTGGTTCTGGTTGTGATTGTGATTGTGGTTGTGATTGTGGTTGTGATGATTCTGATTTTTTAACTGGTTGTGGTTTATTTAATACTTCTCGTAATATCTGCATTTCTTCAGTTACATCTACACCTGATTTTGTTAATGAATCTAATTTTTCTAATAAAGATGTAATAGCAACTGTATCTTTTGATTTTTTGATTTTTTCAAGTTCTTTTGTTATTTTATTAAGTTCTTCTTTTGTTGGTAATTCTTGAACTATATTATTTACTAAATTTAATATTTCAGATTTTCTAATTGCATTATCTGTTTTTTGAAATTCTACAAAAGTATCTGGTAAATTTGAAACTATATTTTCTAATTCATTTAAATTTTGAAAAATTGATTTACCTAATCTTGAATTTTGTTGTCCTAATTCAATTATTAAATCTTGAATAGTAGAAATATCTTTTATATTAGCCATATTATTAATTATATTTTTTTGATTTGCTAGTAATTGTTTTCCTGTTGATTGTTGTAAATTAAATTCAACGCCTTTAGTTTCATTAAATTTATTAATGTATCTATTTAAATAATCAACAAAAATAGCAGCTTCAACGCCTAATTGATAATTTTGTCTCATTTGTTGACTGATTGGTTCAAAATTTTGAGATAAGAACACTAATTGATCAGGATTTAAATTTTCTACAATTGCATTAGCTTGTATACCATCAGTAATATCTGATAATTTATTTCTTAATTCAATTTTTAATCTTTGAACATCTGCTAGTTTTTCAGTTAAAGTACGATTATCAGGAGGAGTAGCTGGTAATTGACCTGTACTTATATAAGTTTTATTGGCTTGTAAATTTAAATCATCTAACTCAGCTCTTAAATTGAGATTTGCTAGATAAGCTTTTCTAGTTGTAACCATATCTAATTTAGTTTTATAAGGTTGACCGGACATATTATATAAATAGGATGAGATTATAATT